TTTACAGCAAGTGAGCAGTCAATAATGAAGGGTCTAGTTAGAAACTACACAATTGCGGGTGGCGGAAAATCTGTTGAAGTGCCGATTTATCCAACAGTATCAGCCGCAGCAGTAAGTGAAGCGTCTGACCTATCCAATACAGCGATTAACCCAAGTTCAGTTACTATCACAGCATCAGAAGTTGGTATTATGACCACATTGACCGATTTAGCTAGAAATTCAGCATCAAGAAATGTAGCTCAAGACATTGGGCGAGTTTTCGGAGAAGCTATAGCTAGAAAGATTGATTTAGACCTAACAGCATTGTTTGATGGGTTCTCAACCGCAGTTGGTGGGGCTGACGCTGTTCTATCCGCAGATACAGTTGCACAGGCACACGCAAATCTTAGAAATAGTTCAGTACCAATGAATGATTTAGCTTTAGTTATTCACCCAATGGTAGCCCATGACCTAAAAAGAGGTATGACAAACACTTATGCGGGTTTAGATACGGATATTTCTAATGAAGCGTTACGTTCTGGGTTTATAGGCACTTTGTTTGGTGTACCAGTATTTGAAACAGCGAATATGGATAATACAGGCACAGCGGGCGACTATAAGGGGGCTATGTTCCACAGAGATGCTTTAGGACTAGCTATGATGCAAGACCTTAAAATTGAGGTTCAAAGAGATGCTTCATTAAGAGCAGATGAAATTGTAGCAACAGCCGTTTATGGTGTTGGAGAACTGCAAGACAGCTATGGTATAGAAATCATAGCCGATTCATCAATCCAGTAATCAATTTAACTTAAGGGGTGGGCAACCGCCCCTTTTAATACAGGGTTATTTTATGGACACGATAAAATTAGAAAGAAATGGTAAAGTAGTAATTAGGTCAAAAGCTGATTATGAAATGAATAAATCGAATTATGATTTAAGGGGTTTTAAAGAAGCAATTGCAAAACCTAAACCTGAACCAAAGCCAGAACCAAAAGCAGAAAAACCAAAAGAAGAAAAGAAACCAGAAACAAAAAAGGCTGAATAATGGCTACATCTGAATTTGCAGTTGCTAATAGTAATTTACAAAAGATACAGCCAGATATTTTAGGTTTTGGCGTTACGGATTTTGGTGACCAATTGCAATTCGCTGAAAATGATGTTCTAAGGCGAATAAGGGAAGAATGGTGGGAAAGATACAGGCATCAAGTCAGATACAAGGATATAACTAAAATAACATCGGTAGAAATGACAAATAGTAAGCTGACGAACTCACAATGGACGCAATCAGTTGTTTATTTATGCTTATGGAAATATGTATACCCTATTTTGACAAAATGGCGTGACCCCGACACAGGCGAAGGGAAAGACGCATTTCAAGTCCAGATTGATTTCTATAGAGATAGATATGAAGAAGAATTTCAAGCTATTCTAAGGGATGGGGTCGAATACGATGAAGATGGTGGCGGTACAGTAAGCGACAGTGAGAAAGAAGCCCTACATTATTTAAGATTAGTTCGCTAATGGCAGTAGATGTAAAAGTTGACGTTAATTCAATTGGTGTAACCAACCTTTTCAAAAGAATGAGCAGAAAAAAAAAGGTAGCTATACAAAAATCACTCAAAAGGGTTTCTAATATGGCAGTGCTAATGATTACAAAGCGTACACAGGGGGGCAAACTACCAGATGGGGGTCAAATGAGGGCATACGCTAAAGGCACTGTCAGAAGCCGTAAAAAGAGGGGTAGACAAACAGGATTTGTAGACCTTACCGATACTGGTAAGATGTTTCGTAGCTTAGATTTCAAAACAGGCGGTTTAAAAAGCACTTTATTTTTTTCAAATATGGAGAGAGCAAAGATAGCAAGTTATCACGACACGTTTGGGGTGGGGAAAAGACGTATTACAAGACCATTCTTTGCTATAGGCAATAAAGAGGAAGATAAATTAAAAGAAGAATTTGCCAGTTTTTATTTCAAAGAAATGCGATTATGAGCAAAAGAGAAAACATAGCGGGTGACATAATTACCAAACTTGATGCGGTTACAAGTCCTATTGAGTTCAAAAAGATTACCAGAGAACCATTTGAGGTAGAGGAGCTAAGTGATGCACAGTTCCCCGCCTTATTCGTGCAATCTGGTGACGAAACAAGGGAAGTTTCTAGCATAGGCGATACAGGAGCGGGAACATACAGGGGAACGATAGATTTTTTGATAGTGGCTTTTGGCAAGGGTACAGATTCAAATATCGACACAGTAAGAAACCAGATTATAGAAGTGGTTGAAGAAACTTTAGATAATGATATAACTAGAAATGGTAATGCTATTGATACTCAAATAATCGAAGCATCTACAGACGAGGGTACAATATATCCTTATGGTGGAGTACGAATAACAGCAAGGGTTATATATGAATTTACAAGAGGGAGTGCATAAATGGCTAAAAATGTGAGTATGAAAAAAGGCGAAAGTATTATACAATGCGTTGAAGACCATGTAGAACATTTTGAAAAAAATGGTTATAAAGTACATGACAAAAAGGCAGTTGTAAAAAAAGTCGAAAAACCTAAAGAAGAAAAGGAGTAAATAAATGGCTACACATCACGGAAAAGAAGGGGTACTTCATGTTGGGGGTACTGCGATAGGTAACGCAACAGGCTTCACTATTGACACTACCCATGACGTTGTTGAGGATACAGCGTTAGGTGATTCAATGAAATCTTATCTGGTTGGTCGAGGTACATTCACCGCTACGATAGATATGAATTTTGATGAAACCGATTCTGGACAAACAACATTGGTGCAAGGTGCTAGCGCTAGTTTTGAGTTCATGCCAGAAGGTAGTGACTCAGGAGATAGGAAGTTTAGTGGTACTGGAATTGTCACCGGAATGTCAGTTGGTGTTACCTTAGATGGTGTAACAACCAGAACTGTTTCTTTACAAGGGAATGGCGGGTTGACCATAGGCACAGTATAATCAAATGTCAGATTCATCGATTGACTATTTTGATGGTATACGTGACCATTTTAGTCAGCTAGATACACAGATTATTGAAGTTCCAGAGTGGGGGTTGACAGGCGATAAGGCTATACATACCAAGCCTTTTAATATGCTTGAGAAACAAAAGATATTCAAGGGTGCAACAAACACAGATTTGCTTGTACTCATTGACGTTATCATTGAAAAAGCCTTAACGAAAGATGGCGAAAAGATGTTTAACGCCAAGCACATTCTAGCCTTCAAAACAAAAGCTGACACAAATGTAATTGCAGACGTTGCCACAAAGATAATGGGAACAGGGAATGAAGATATTGAGGATTATAAAAAAAACTAAAGAATGACGCAGAGTTACATAATATCTTTGGTTTAGCCGAAAAGCTACATAAGACAGTTTCCGAAATCTTGCAAATGTCAGTTGAAGAATTTAATATGTGGATTGCTTACTTTCAAATCCAACATGAAGAACGAGAACGAGAACAACGACTAGCAAAGGCGAGCAGATAAGTGGCAACAAAACAAGTAAATATAGACATTATAGCGAAGGACAAGACCAGACAGGCTATGAAGTCAGCCACAGGAAGCGTGGATAAACTTAAAAATTCTGTTTTCAATCTTAAAAATGCCCTTGTTGCCATAGGTGCGGGGGTAACACTCAAGTCATTTGTTGATGTTGGAAGGCAAGTTGAATCCCTTCAAATAAGACTAAAATTTTTGTTTGGTAGTGTAGAAGAAGGTGCGAAGGCATTTGATGTTATGTCGAAGTTCGCATCGAAAGTACCTTTTAGCCTAGAGCAAATACAAGCGGGAGCGGGGAATCTAGCTGTTGTTGCTAAAGATGCAGAGGAACTATCTAAGGTTTTAGAAATAACAGGCAATGTCGCTAGTGTTACTGGACTAGACTTTCAAACAACAGCCGAACAAATACAGCGTTCATTATCAGCGGGTATTGCGAGTGCCGACATTTTTAGAGAAAGAGGTGTTCGGGATTTACTAGGGTTCAAGGCGGGTGCTACAGTAACGGCAGAAGAAACAGCCGAAGCATTTGAAAGAGTGTTTGGAAAAGGTGGAAGATTTGCGGGTGCAACAGATGACCTAGCGAAGACCTTTACAGGAACGCTTTCAATGATAGGCGATAAAATTTTTAACTTTCAGAAAGTTGTTGCAGAGGGGTTTCTAGTAGGACTCAAAAAAGAATTTGGTGAGTTAGACAAATTTTTCCAAGATAACCAAGAGCAAATTGACAAGATTGCACAATCAATAGGAGTAGGTTTATCAAATGCGGTTATTGGATTTGGTGAAGCGGTAGAATTTGTAGCAGATAATTTTAGAATATTCAAAGCATTTGTGGCGGGTTTTATTGCTTTTAAATTTACAAAAGTAGTTCTTGAACTTGCTTCCGCTTTTCGGCAA